CTTTAGGGCTATGTCTTGCTTCTAAAGGTACTGGCTTCTACAATAAAGTTGTAGGAGGAGTAAAATGCTCAACCTTAGAACTTAAAAAACTAGAATTAGTTCTTTATCTTCTAAATAGAAAAGATAAAACATCATCTTTAGATTGTATATTTAATGGAGCTGATATGCCAGGAGTATCTTACATAGGTGCTGTAACTCCTTCAAGCAATGTTCCATACATTCAAACATTTGTAAATTACTTTACTTTATCATATTGTAAAGACTGTATTATATCAGATTCTACGGCTGGGGTAGTTATAGTGGATACCACTCCTTACCTTTTGTTAGAAGATCTGTCGTTTATTTACTTAGAAGACTCATCCAAAATAAAATTAGAATAACATGTCATTACCTATAAGTTCTCTTACACTAATTGCTAAAACAAGCATAGGAGCTACCCACCACCTTCCTTTAGCAGATGGAACTGCAGCTAACTATAAGCTGTTGATTCAAGATTTGTTCCCTGCACTAAATACATTAGGAACATCAAGTGAGGCATTATTTGTAAGTGTAACAAATAAGAACACTTTGAATTTCAAAGGGATTAGATCTTTAGATAGTTTATTGACTGTAACAACTGCAAGTAATAATATTACTTTGCAAGTAAACCCTGCTAATATTAACTTAGCTCTTTGTAATAATGCTACATCAGCATTTGTAACAGGTCCTGTAAGTTTAACTAGTGGAATCTCAGGAACATTACCTGTTGCTAATGGTGGTACAGGATTAGCTACTTTAACTGCTAATAGTTTATTTGTAGGTAACGGAACATCAGCTTTAACAGCTTTAGGGGCTGCAACTAACGGTCAAATTCCAATTGGACGTACAGGTTTATCTCCAGTTCTTGCAACATTAACTGCAGGAACTAACGTAACTGTAACTAATGCTTCAGGAGCTATCACAATCGCAGCAAGTTTAACTACATTAACTGCTAACTTAAACGGAGCTGGATATAATATCTATGCTTTAGGGTGGTTAAGTGGTGATGGACAAAATGAAGGTATTGCAATTAACTCTGCAGGTAGAGTATTTATTGGATCTTCAACCCCAACTGCATTTTACAATTACGATTTAAACGTAAATAATGGAATTGGGTTAAATGGAAGTGTTCTTCAATATATTTCCATGAGTACTTCTGCTACTCCACAAACATTAATAATTCAAGGTACAACTACTTCATCAGCATCTACTGGAGGAAGTCTTATAGTAATAGCAGGCACTGGATCAGCTGCTGCTAATGGTGGTATAGCTTACTTGTCTGGAGGTGATTCAGCAGGAACATTTGGAGGTGGTGGAGTCGTCCTTACAGGTGGAGCCACTGCTACAGGTACAGGAGGAAACATAGCACTTAATGCTGGAACAACTTCTGGGGCAGGTACTGGTGGAAATATATCATTAAACCCAGGAGCAACTGTTGCTGGAACAGGTGGAATAGTAGTTCAGGCTGCTTCTTCAACCACAAGAGCTTTCACTAACTTTACAGGAACATCGGGAGCAGCATCAGCTAACTCATTATCTAGTTCTGTTGCAACAGCTGGTGCTAAGACTGGGGCAATTAAAGTACAAATTAACGGTGTAGATGCATGGATCAGAGTGTATGCTACTGCTGAATAATAGATAAGTAAAAACCAAACAAACAAATAGTTATGAACGTAATTAAACAAGAAGAGAAGTATGGTGTGAACATCACCGCTACTCGTAGAGAGTTTCTAGAAATGTATAAAGTGTTACATGAAACTCGTGGAGAAAAAGGAGTTAAGTATGCAATGATCGTCCTAAAAGATTGTGACGTAATCAAGAAAGAACTTGACTTTTTAGAAGTTATGGCTGCTCCCTCAGAAGCATTTATTGAACTATCGAGAAAAGCTCAAGAGTTCATGCAGGCTGAAAACGAAGAGGGTTTAAAAGCAATGGAAGAAGAAAATGTGGAATTAATAAATGCTCGTAAGCAACAGATAGCAGATGTGAACATTGAACTTGATAAAGAGGTAACTCTAGAACTCAAGATGATTAATGAGAAACTTCTTCCTGAAAGCTTATCAGCAGATCAGATAGAAACTTTAATAAAAATAATTAACTAACATGAGTTACAATAGTGGTGTAGAAGTATTGTTAAACGATGGTTTAAACAATCAACTTAAAAAAGTAGGGTACCTTAATATTAATGATAATGGTTCTGAAACATTAGATGTTGCTGTAAATAGCATTTCATTTTCTAATGTAGGAACTATTGCTATTAATTTATTAGGATCTGATTTACCTGTAGGATCGACTGTAAGTTTTGATGCAGGGGGTGGAGATAATCGTTTTCCAGCAAATACCTTTGCCTATGACACTACTGGTACAACATTATTAATTGCTTATACTTGGTAATATGGGAACAATAATAAGTCTAGCAAGCCCTGGTGGAAACATAGGAGCAGTTAAGTCACTAGGTTCAGTAACAGCTACTACTGCAAATGCAGTTGCTGGAGCTTTGTTAATCACAGCTAATACCCTAGATATGAGTGGTGCAGTATTTTCTACTTTAGAAATTAGAGCTAGAGGGTTTAAAACTGGTGTTGCAGGAAACTGCACTATGAGAATGTATTTTAATACAACTGCAGATTTAACAGGAACTCCTGTACTATTAGGAACTCATACAGCTAGTGCTGCTAATATCCATGCTCAATTTGTTAGGCAAGTGTATATTGATAAAAATAATACTATAGTTCTTAATGCAACTCAAAATGCAAACACAGATGACACTGAAAATGCAGCTGGAAGAACTGTAATTACTAATGCAGGAAATATTAATTATACTGATCCTTTATATTTAGTTTTAGCAGTTCAAAATGGAAGTGCAGCTGATAGCACTGCCTCAACACTTTGGTATACAAAAACACATGGGTATTAATGACGCTATTAGAACTAACCCAGACGTTAACAGCTCGACCTTGGTTCTTAAAGAAAGGGCCAGCATTAGTAGCTAGAAAGTTTAAGGTTAGTTTACATGATGCTACTGCAGCATTAAAGATTGTAAGAGCAAAAAGTAGAGAGATTAACAGAAAGGTCGTAAAGGTTGAAACACTTGATAACGATTCTGACAATGTTATAAACGAGTTTGAACAGTATTTAGATAAAAACGGTATTGATCACTCAATGGTCAATTCCGTTAAATACTGGCAGAATATGAAAGGAGAACAACGGTTCTCTGTAGTTACCAAAAATGATAGGTCGGCAGAAGAGATTCAAAAAGACATTGAAGAATTTGCAGCTAGTTATAGTCCTAAAGCTAGAGTTATAACTAAAGGCAGAGGAGTTGACTACAAACTGAAGTCTACCCTTGAGATATCTTTACCTGACATTCACTATGGAAAGTTAACAGATATTACCTTAGAAGAAATGGAGAAACAATTCCTTGATACAATTGAGGATTTGGTTAACAAAGGTCGAGGGATAAATATCGAAAAGATTCTTCTCCCAATCGGAAACGATGGAATGAATACAGACGGAATGAGAATGGCTACAACAAAAGGTACCCCTCAACACGATACTGTAGGATGGAAAGAATCATTTAAAGGTTACTGGACTCTAATAGTTAGAGCAGTAGATTTCTTGAAAGATGTGGCTCCCGTTGATATTATTGTTGTATCGGGAAACCATGATTACGAGAGAATGTTTTATGCTGGGGATGTCCTAGCAGGGTGGTATAGAAACGACCCAAGTGTTACTGTAGATAACTCTACAATGCCAAGAAAATATTACAAGTACGGGAAAAACATGATAATGTTTACCCACGGAGATAACGAAAAACCTTCAGATATGCCACTAATAATGGCTACTGAACAACCGGAAATGTTTGCAGCAACTGAGTTTAGAGAAGCTCATTGTGGACATTACCATAAAGAACAGGTAAACGAATACCGAGGTGTTAAGGTAAGATTCCTTCCTTCAATATGTGCTCTAGATGAGTGGCATAAGAAAATGGGGTATCAAGCATTAAGAGCAGCTCAGGCATTCATTTGGAATCACGACGAAGGACTTGAAGGATATTTACAAAGCAATGTTAGATAAAATACAGAAAGATGACTTTAGATGAAATTTCATTTAACCTTTTAAATCTATTTAGAGGTGGACGTAGCTCTCAGGATGAGGTAATATCCTTGGCTCAAATCAAATTTAACATTAAGCACTATCGTGC